ATTTTGGTACCATTACAAAAAATTGGATGATTCAGCGATGTAATGCTGATAAAAACAAACGATTTATTGATGATGACAATCAAGATATAATTGTGCAGAATATTAGTATTCATGCCCATGAGGAAGCCGAGGTGTCGCGACACAACGAAGAGTTTATAAATGAAATCATTGGAGACTTTGACGATTGGGACGCCAAAGATAACTATACAAGAGATGATTTCGCTGTTTTAGAAATAGTTAATGATATACTCAAAAACTATGAGAGATTTAATATTTATAATAAGAAGCAGCTGTATGTCTATATTAGAGAGGCGACAGACTTACCAAGTCGTAAGATAACAAAGTCGTTAAAGAAAATAAAAATGAATTACTTTAGTGTTAAAGAAGATTTTATAGGTTGAAATGGATGAGAAAGAAATCAAAGAGCATAGTGAAAGATATGCTCAACTTTTAACAGATTATACTGCTTTGTTAGGTGTGTTAGATAAGGTCTTAAAAAGAATAACAGCTGCTCGTAAAGAAATTTTATATCTTGAAAAAACAATGGAATCTGTTGGTGTTCAAATAAAGGATGTAGATAATAATGGCGACAACATTAGCGGGTAGAAAACCATATAACCAGCTTATTAACAGGGGTCTTGAATTTATACAGGATACTTATTCATCTTCTCAAGATGAATTTATGCCTAATAATGAGTCTATACTTTTATCACGCGGCATTGTAATTGAGGCAAATTTTAATAGAGATGTTTATGGTGTGGGAGGGGTTATTCGGCCACCTTATAGTTTAAATATTAAAATTGTAGGTAATGATTTTAATACAAATGACCCTACAAAAGCTAATGAAGAAAGATGGTATGCGCCATTTTTTCCAATTCATAATGTTTCTATACCTGAAGTTGGCGAAGAAGTATTGGTCATTAATGAAAGTCAAGATTATTCTTCTAAAGGTTTTTGGATAGGCAGAGTAAATGAAAGTGCATTAACCAATTTATTTTTGGCTGAGTCTTGGAAAGATTCCTCTATTAGTGAAGGTGCAGAATTTGAACCAACACCGGAAGAAAAATATGGATTTTCTTTTGATGTTAAGGCGTTAAGAGAAAACGCTCTTGTTGATAAAATTAGTCCTTCTTTTACAGCAGAGAATATTGCCATTAAAGCTACTTATGGTGACGTAATACAACAAGGCAGATCTAGAACATATATTCGTCATTCTTTTAATGAAAATAATTATATTGGACTATTAGAGCATGGAATAAATAATAATTTTGATACTACTAATGATGAAATAGGGTTTCAACCATTAAGCGGTTCCAACCCATCATTAGGCGAAACCAGAACTAAGACTATTCATTTTATAGACACTAGTGTTAAGAGAGTAGGTGATTTTAATTTTGCTTCACCACGCCGCGAAATAGAGTTTGGTCAACTTAACAGTGGTGTAAATCGCTCAATGATATTTAATGAAGCAGACCAAATTTTTAATGTTGCTGGGGGAAATGATGGTTTTAATACAACTCTTTATAGTCAAGTTTTAGGAGAAAAATTAAATTCTTGGCATCGTAAAAATGTTAAGGTTATGCAGTCAATGTTAGATGGTATAACTGGATTAACAATGACGGTCCAAACTTTATTAAATGCTTTTATTGAGCATGAACACGCCTTACCTAAAATAGAATTAGATTTAGAAAAAACTGTTACTTCGGAGGATACTTACATACAGCCCGCAGTATTTCGGAGACAACCCCCTCAAATTATAAGTGTGCCTGATAAGACAGTAAGGGTTGTGGTTGGCACAAATTTACCAGCCCATTCTGGCGCGCGACCCAAGCCTATTTATAGGAACGTGCACATTCCTGGTTTTACAAAAGAAGTGGCTCGACCACCTAAACAAATCGCACCAGCTAGAAAACGAGTTAGAACTAAAGAACAAACAATAAATTTTGAGGCCATCATCGGGGGCACTGAGAATCCACGATTTACTGCGCCAATAGAAATATCAAAAGTGCCGACGCAGCCTAGTATACTGGCAGGTATAGGTCCGCAAGAAAGGGCGATGCTAACAGCACAAGGCAAGGGATCAGTACAATTTACCGATCTCGGTATAAAAACAAATAATGTAAATAATGATACTGAAGATTTAATAGACGCCTTTAATGAGCAAAAAGAACAACTTAATATGATATTTAATAGAGTAACAGAGTATTTGAGCGAAAATCAATTTGTTAATTAGAGATAATAAATGCCACAAGCCGTAAGTATATCACCAAGATCCAGCCAACAGCCATTGGACTCTCCAAGTCCGGGCAATTCTATACCGGGCCAAAGAGTAAATTATAATAACTTTCCGGATATTGCTGGCGATTATACGATAGGAACTTTAGGTGCAAGTGAGCAGTTTGCTGGAGTCGATCCAAGTAATATTAATTTTAAGTTTCCATTAAGAGCATATAATAATGGATTCTTTCAAAGTAACACGACTACGCAATCTGCAATTAAAGAAGATATAAAAACTTTAATTTTAACAAGCAAAGGTGAAAGAGTAATACAGCCAGATTTGGGAACTAATATTCCTACTTTAGCTGGCCAATTATTTGAAAACATTAATGTTGAAGAAATGCAAATGCTAATAGAGTCTGAAATAAGATCGGCCCTTCAAAGATGGATGCCATTTATTACAGTAAATAATATTATTGTTAAAGATTCTAAAATGGATAACTCTTTGCACCTTAATCAAATAAGAGTGTCTATGTCATATACTATTGTCTCAAATAATGTAAGTGATACAATTGGTTTTACTATAAGTAACGGATAAAGTATTAATTTAATATAAGAGAATAAGAATGCCAACAAATAGAACAAAAGACATAAGTTATATGTCAAAAGATTTTGATAGTATTAAATCTGATTTGATTGCTTATGTAAAAAGATACTTTCCTAATGAATTTCAAGATTTTAATGATACATCTGGTGGTATGGCTATTTTAGATTTAATGGCTTATGTTGGAGATGTTCTATCTTACAATGTTGATAAGCAAGTTAATGAAACTTTTATTAATAGAGCTATTGAGACAAAAAATATTATTAATTTAGCTCAAGCATATGGGTATAAACCTCGTAAAACTACACCAGCTATTACTACTTTATCCCTAACTTCGGTTGTTACTACCTCAACATCTGCTAATCAACTAACAGTTATACAAAAAGGTAGTAAGGTATTTACAAACCTTAATCCAGTGGTATCTTTTGAAATATTAGAAGATGTAGACTTTTCAAATGCGAGGCGAAGAACATATAAAGAATCGGGTGGAACAAGCACTATTACAGTTAGTGGTGTTTCTGCTGTAGCAGGCTCGTCTAAAAAGTTTCAATACTCTGTCAATGACCCAGTTAAGTTTTTAAAAATAAGGTTGCCAGATAGAAATGTTACAGAAATAGTTTCTGTTAGTGCTACTGATGGAGGTGAATATTTTCAAGTAGATAGCTTAGCTGTTGATACAATCTTTACTGGCGATATTAATACTGACCCTTCAACTACTTCAAGTTCCGAATATATAATGAGGCTTAAAAAAGTTCCTAAAAGATTTGTGCAAGAAATGGATGGTGATGGCACTACAGTTATAAGATTTGGTACTGGTGTTTTGACAGAGGATGCTGATGAAGATATGATACCTAATCCAGAAGATTTTGTTTTGCCACCAACATTAAGAGGGTCGCCTTCGGGATTTACTGCAGCATCTATAGATTCTACTAATTTTTTGAAGACTAAAACTTTGGGTGTGTCGCCATCTAATACTATTATTACTGTTGATTATAGAGTGGCAGGTGGTGGCGTAGAAACTAATGTTGGGCCAAATACTTTAGAGGTTTGGGCTGATAAAAGAGTAACTTTTAAAACTAATTTACGAACAACCAATGCCGGTTTAGCGGTAACTACAGAGAATAACATAACTGTTTCTAATCCCGAACAAGCAAGCGGCGGTGAGGCTGGTGAAACGCCAGCAAACATTAGAATTAATGCAGTTAACAATATTAATTCTCAAATGCGAGCGGTAACATTACAAGATTATCAAGCGCGTGTGATGTCAATGCCACAACAATTTGGAACAGTCTTTAGGAGTTATGCTGTAAAAAATAATAGTGGGTATGGTGCCCGAATATATACAATTTGTCGCAACTCTGATTCAAACCTAATTGATACCCCTGGAGTTGTTTCAAATAACATATCTACTTATTTG